GTGGTCTGCGTGAAGTTGGCTGCGAGCAGGCGGAAACTCAGGTCTTGCGTTTGATGCGGCGTCCAGGTGGACGCATTCGAGGACGAGAGCAGCACGCCGATCTGGTAAGGCTGCGCCGTCACCCAGCCGGTACGCGGGTCGAACTTGCCCAGTTCGGCCACCGCTACCGCATGGTCGGCGTCGTCGGTGAGCAGCACCAGCGCATATTCACGGTTGGCTTCCAGCGCCACCGCATCAAAGCTGATGCGCGTCGGGTTGCCATCGGTCTTGATGGCGGACGCCAGCAAGCGGCCTTCGGAGAGCACGACACCTGTGGGCATGCCCACCTGCGTCTCACGAATCTGCACGACCACCGGCGAATTGCCGCCACGGGCGGTGAACCACAAATCCACGCCGCCCAATACGCGGCGCTCGGGTAGCGTGAAGGTTTGCGCCAGCGGATCGACATTGACATTAAAGCGCTGCATCACCGTCGTCGTGATGCGCCGGCGCGTCTCGGTCGTGATGATGCCGCGACCGATATAGGTGGCTGCACCGCGACTGCCACCTGCGCCGAGAAACTCGACCAGCTTCGAGCCAGAAGGGATGTTCGGCGGCACCTGGAATGACCCAGTGAGCAGCCCGCTTGCATTGGCTGCAGTGTTCGCCGGCTGGGTGAGGGTCAGTCCGTCAAAGCGCAGCGTGGCGAGTTGCTCCGTCGGCCCAAAACCCTCCGCGCGATACGCCACGCTCAACTGCCGCAGGAACTGCGCGCCCACATTGACCGAACTCAGCACCTGCTCGGCACGGCGCACGTCCACCACGGTTTCGCTGTTGCCAGCGCCCAGAATCATCCGCTCGGTAATGTCAGAGGCCCACGAGGTGTTCGTCAGCGTGAATTGGTCAATCGACGGATTCAGCGTCACCGTCGCGGGAATAGGGGCAAAGGCCTGATATGGGTTGATCTTCATCGAACCGGTGCGGGCCAGTTGCTCCACGACGGGAGTGAGCGTGTAGTCCAGCGTGATGATCTGGTTGCCGTTGGTTTGCGCATGGTGCGCATTGGCAGCAATCGGCAGCGTCAGCACACCCGCCACAATCGCGCCGGTTTGCGCCACACCCTGGTCGCGCATGTCGTCATCGAAGAAGTTGTCGACGAACAGACCGCGCTTGGCGGCAGGCTCGCGGATGCTGGCGTCCACACGCAAGCGTTCCTGCGCCATCAAGTCATACAGATCAAAAATCTGTGACTGCATCGCGGTCAGTTCCGACACTTTGATGGTGCGAACCGCCACATTACGCACCTCGGGCGTCGCGCCCGTTGCCCACGACTGCACGATCTCGGCCAGCGCCAAGCGGCCCGCCGACACACTCGGCGCAGCCGGGTTGCGCAACTGGCTGATGCCCTTGACGCGCTCGATCTGACCATCGGCGGTGATCGCCAGCACATCGATGCGCGGCAGACGCCACTTGTAGTCGATGTACATGGTCGAGCCGGTCACGATACCGGTCACGGTGAAACCGGTGTCGGTCAGGTCGGTTGGCGTAACACTGGCGATAAACTGGTAGGTGACCTGGTAGCTCGAACCGGGGGCAGGTTCCGCACCGGCAGGCGACCAGTCGATCTCATCGCCCACCAGGGAAAAGTCGGTGCCTGCCGCGTAGGTGGTGGTGCCCTGCTTGATCAACGTCACCGCCACGATGGCCGCATCCGGCAGCACGTCACGCGCGCCGGTGAATGCGCCATGCTGCACGGTAACGGTCTTTGACTGCGTCACCTTGACATCGAGGACATTCGCCAGCGGTGGACGGTTGAGGGTGACCACCATAGCTCCGTTGGACGCGGGGTTGAACACCTGCGGCTCGCTGGCCACCGTCTGCAAGTCCGGGTCGATGGGTAGGCGCAGGCGTTGCGATTGATCGCGCGTCACCTTGAAGCCGCCGATGTTGGCGCGGCCTTCCGCCACCGACAAAACATGCTCATTGGCCGTCGTATCCGTGCTGAGAAAGCGCACGCCGAGACCCTCGGTCACATAGTGGCCGTTGGCATCGAAGTCATACCGGGCGAGCGATTGAATCACGCCATCGAGCACGGGCGGCTGGCGTCGGTTCTCCAATACGGCGTTGTCCAGCGCATAGACCGCATGGAAGTCGCCGCTTTGTCCGTCCGACACACCGGCGCCCATCCATCCCCAGACCAGGGTTTCTTGCAGGCGGCCCGCACCCGGTTCCTGATAGTTGCGCACGCCCACAGCAGGCTCGCGCAAGGCAGGGTCTTCCAGTTCGGTGATGCTGCGGCTGCTGTAACGCACGCCGACGGCGATGCGCCCGGCAACAGGCACGGTGAATGATGCAGCAGATACCGGGCGCACGGCACCGCGCAGGTAGAGGCTAGCCGCCTCCAGCGTGACCGCGCCAGTATCGGCGTTGATGCGCAGCGTGCCACCGACGACGATATCGCCGTCTTTCAGCAAGGCGTCGGCCACGCCTTGCACACGGTGCATCAGCGCCGACTGGATTTCGTTGAGTTCGCGCGATTGCAGGCCGTCACCAGCACGGAATAAAAGCTGGCTGTAGTGCTTGGCCGGGTCGAACAGGTTGTAGTAACGCTCGAGCATGATGGGGTTCCTTAGAAGGTGACGACGAATTCAAAGGTCTCGCGCGTCGATGGCTGGCGCACGATGGGCACGGAGTTCTGCAAGACCAGCAGAATGCCGGGCTCGCTCATCTGAGCGGGCAGGAAAAACTTCTGACCGGGCGGCAGGGCGGTGTCGGTCTGGGTGCCGACAAACAAGCCCTGCTCGCGGATGACGGATGTCGCAACGTCATCGAAGTCAAAGCGCACCCGCACGAACAAATGGTTGGTCGGTGTGGCCGAGATGCGGTAGCGGCCCGTGGGCACGACGATCTCGCCCTCAGCATGAGCGGCTACGAAATGCACCTCATCGACCACGCGCCGACCGACTTCGCCAAGCAGCGCAGCCTGGCTGATGGTCTCTGGTGGCACATCGATCTTGAACTTGAGGCGCACGCTGGCTCCACCAGAGATAGCGCCGTTTGGCAGGCGGCGCAGCGTGCCCTCGCGGGCGTTGACGCTGTAGTCGGTATCGAGCAGGTAGAGCGTGTTGCCGACGGTGCTCTTCACCTCGACCGCGCTGATGTGCGGCTGCCCGGTGTCGAGCACGCCGGAATCGTTGAATGCCTGCGCGGTGTCCTTGGTCGTGTTCCACAGGTCGAAGCCCTCGCCCAATGCAAGGTGCATGGTTTGTTGCTTGATCGCAGCCGCAAGCGCGGCGCGACCACTGGTGGTCAGAATGGCCATTCGGTTATCTCCAATCGAGGGTTAGTTGATGCGGGTGTGACTACTGCCAATCACCTCGTGGGTGTCGTTCCAGCTTGTTGTCGGCCAGCGCACGCCCGTCCAGGTATGGCCCTGCCATGCGGCACGCTTGCTGCTGGTGATCTCGCACGATTGATGCGACTGACCGCCTGCGGCGTAGGCCACAGCACGAGTCAGCAGGCGCAGATGACTGCGGCCAGGCGGTGATGCCACCAACGCCGTGTTGCCGCGCACGACCTGCTCTCGGATGAACATCTCGGTCAGTTCGCCTCGCGGCGTGCGACTGTTGACGTCGCCCAGTGCAGTGCCGTCCGACAACACAATCTGCGCTCGCTGAAACGGTCGCGCCCGCCACGGTGTGACATTCCCCAGTGGCGCATTGATGCGGTGATGCTCGCGGCGCATTGCCAGCTCATCACGTGCCTGAGCACGCTCGCCCGTCTGCATATCGCCCAACAGCGGGGCTGACCGCGCCTGTACGCGCCAAGTCGCCACGCGACATTGGCTTGCCACCAGGCGCAAGGTGGGCACGCTCAGTGCGCTGACATGGTTGGCAGCGAACCGCTCCAGCACCTCGGCCCGCACCAGCCGATGCAGTGTGGCCGACAGCCGCCCGCCGTTGCCGAGCACAATCGGTCCGCCTTCCTCCCGCCAGACAAAGCGCGGCGTGCAGGCATTGATGTCGCCCAGCACTGTGCTGTCTGAGAGCACCACCAGCGCTTTGCAGAATCGTCGTTCCGGCAGCCAACCGGTTTGTGCTGCGCCGCCATCAAAGTTCGCCAGCGTGAATAGATGCGCGTGCAGTATTTGTTCGTTCAGCGTGTGCCCCGCATCGCCCAATACCGACCAGTCCAGCAGATAGCGGTCCTGCAAGCGTGCTGCACCGAAACGGATCGGGTTGGTAGCCAACTGCACGTCAATCGGCAGAGGTGGATGCGCAAATGTGCGCACCCTGCCAAACGAGAGTTTGGTCAGTCCATCGCGCCAGAGCACGCCGCTGTGATCAGACAGCAGAGCCTCACCGAGCAAGCTATCGTCTAGCACAAAGCGGCGCAGGTCATGGCCGTGATAAATCCGCGACAGCCGCGAGCGCGCCGGGGCCGACAGCCGTGCAATGGCGATCAGATCAGCAATCGCCCGTTCCGTGTCAAGCACCTTGCCCGGGTCAAGTTGAAACTCGGCAAAGTGA